TAATCGATTTTAAAACTTCAAATAAGTTGAAGGAAAAAAGTATGATTGCAAACTATTTTATGCAATGTGCTGCCTATGCTATAATGTATGAGGAACTAACCTCTGTACCAATAAATAAGTTAGTAGTGATGATAGCTGTAGATGACGAAAAACCACAGGTTTTTATCGAAAAAAGAGACAATTTCGTTAAAGAACTGTTAAAATATCGAGATATCTACGAAAAAACCCATTGACATAGGCATATTTTTGTGTTACAATATCAATGTGACCTTAAAAAGGAGATTTAAAATGCGTAAATATGTTCTTGCATGTGTGATTGCCCTTGCATTTGTATCGAGTGCTTTTGCTGGTGGCTACCATGGTCATGGACACCACCATGGTGGATATAGTCGCGGTTACTGGAACCCCTGGATTCCAGCTGTTGCTGTAGCTGCAACGACTGCAGTCATTCTAAATTCTAGAAATTCACCTCCGGTTGTAGTACAACCACAGTATCAACCTCCAGTCTACGTTGAGCGTCAACCATACTGCTCACAGTGGCGTGAGACACAAAGTTATGATGGCTCTATTCAACGAGAGCGAATTTGTAGCGAATAGTTTTAAAAGAATTGCTGTTTGAAGCAAAGAGAAAAGTGTTGCGGACGCGGGTTCGACTCCCGCCTGGTCCACCAGAAAGTAGTTTGTTAGTTAAAAGGTTTGGCAACCTGAAGCAGAAGCGATTAACAGCCAATTGGATCGATCTTCTGTCAAACTACTTCCTAATGGGCCAGACATGGTATCGACGGGACAAAGAGTATTGGAGTGGACAGCACGATAGGCGACTGCCGTAAGCAGAGCAAAATTAATAAATGCAAATGATGCATATTATGAGGATCTTAAGCTAGCAGCTTAATTCTTCATGGGGTTTTGAAGATTGCACCTTATTACCCAAGCAATCTTCTTTCTTTATATGGAGACATAATGAGAGTAGGCTTTACATGTGGAACATTTGATTTGTTTCATGCTGGTCATGTGACAATGTTGCAAGAGGCAAAGAAACAATGTGAGTATCTGATAGTTGGAATTCAAATAGATCCATCAATTGATCGTCCATCTAAGAATAAACCAATTCAATCTATTCTAGAGAGACAAATTCAAGTAGGTGCTTGCAAATACGTTGACGAAACTATTGTATATTCTACTGAGGAAGATTTGTTACTATTATTGCAAACACTTCCCATTGATGTTAGAATAGTGGGCGAGGAGTATAAAACTATAAAGTTTACTGGTGATGATATGCCTCACATAGAGCTCTATTTCAACAAGAGAAAACACTCATTTAGTTCATCATCTTTAAGACAAAGAATTATAGACAGCAAGTCTTAACCCCAGTCAATCTATTAAAAAGAGGAAAGATATGGAAAAGATCGGCAGATCCTTTTTGTCTATTTTATTTGGTATAGCGTTTATTTACTGTTGTTCATACGCTATAACGTATAAAATGAATATGCAAAAAGAAGAAGAAAAAAATATAGTTACATTGAAAGAAAGGGAAAGACAGTTAGATTGTTTATCTAAAAATATATACTATGAAGCAGCAACTGAGCCTTTTGAAGGTAAAGTTGGTGTGGCTCAAGTGACATTGAACAGAGCAAACTCTGGTAAATTTCCAGCTGACATTTGCCAGGTAGTATATCAAAAGAATATTTTTTACGATAAAGTAATTTGTCAATTCTCATGGTTTTGTGAATCATCAGCAAAAATAAAGCCAATCAATGAAGCTCACTTTACTGAATCAAAAGCTGTTGCTCAAAAAGTTTTACTCGAGGGTTTCCGCCTCGAGTCACTTAGTGACGCCCTCTACTACCACGCAGACTACGTCAATCCAAACTGGGGCAAACAAAAAATTACCAAAATCGGAAGACATATCTTCTACAAAGGATAATATTATGATTAAAGTTGATTTGAACATCATGGATTTTTTCAAAACTAAATTGAATCGTATTACTGCAGACTCTTTTACATGGTTTGGTATTTTAATACTACATGGATCATTGATTCCTAGTATGTTGGCAATAATGGCAGGTGTAACTGATAAAGCACCTCCATTAGATTTAGTTATTTTTATTTGGGGAGCATTGATAGCATTCTTCATTAGATCAATTCTTTTAAAAGACACTTTGAACCTTCTCACTATTGGGTTTGGTTTTATTATTAACGCATTTTTGATGGCATTTATATTTTTCAAATGATACTAGAAACTATAATTAAAGAAAAGTTTAACACACCCAATGATTTTTCTCTCTATATAGAGAAAAGAGCAAACCTGGAATGCTCAACCTGTCTGGATACTATAGTATCCTATTGTAGTGAAGTTGATATTGATGTAGAATCTGTAAAGAAGATGATCAATAAGTCTCTTAAAGAGAAGTTACATAAAGAGGCAATTGAGCTACATTATTTCAAACAAAAAACAGGAAAACTAAATATCTAAAATGAATGCTTATCAGGCGTGGCAATGTTACCTTGCAATGAAAATGCACTTCACAACAGATTATGATATTGTTAAATACAAAGGTAAAGTAAGAACATCTGTAGATGCTTTCAATCGTAGAAAAAATATCGTATTCATGTTTCAAAAACTAGCAAAGGTATACAAAGATGAAGAACTCATTAATTATTTTCTTTCTAATTTTGTTTCTAACCCTAAATGGGATTTGGGTTCGCTCAACAACGAGGACTCTAGAGAACAATTCCTTTTATGGAAAAAGCGAATAGAGTCTCTAACTTATACCTTTAGGCAAGATATAGAACATTTGTGTAATATACATAATTTAGAAGCATTTGATGAATCTATAATATTCCAAATCAAACAAAATCAACATCCTTTACTACTAAAAGAATTTTTAGCCAAAAAAATCAATTTGGAAACTTTAGTTATTTTAAATAGGCTTTATGGTTTTGTTGAAACATTTGATAAATCATTAGATGATAAACTAGTATGGGGAGAAGTATCTTTTTTAATTAAAAAGTATAATCCATTTATTAAAATAAACAAAGAGAGATATAATGAATTTATCAGAGGAGAAACTTGCATCTCTTGAGCAAAAATATCATAAGCTAGAAGAGGATTTAAATACAGCAAATGATACTATAGACGAGATCAAGTACTTTCTAGTTAAAATGGCTAAAAATCAAGAGATATTGGCAACATCTTTTGCACAATGGCCTTTCATAGCAGTTCCAAATAAAGATTCTGTTGCAAAGAAAACTTCTGCTACAGAGACTAAAAAACAAAGGGGATCTAAAGGTTAATTATTATGAGTAACACGAAGTCTTATAATATAAATTGGGACACAGAGAAAAAGATTAAAAATCCTAAAAAAGGTAAACGGTTCATTGATAAATACAGAAAAGCCGTGTATAATCTACCAGTAGATTCACAGGCTGAATATGATGATTCTTTTGATGACTATTTAGAGTATGAAGTAACGCAAAACAAAATCAAACTACGTTAATACAATAATATACAAGGAGTACTAGGTTATGTCTTTTAAATCACTATCTGATCTTAAGAAGTCTCGCGGCGGTTTTGAAAATTTAGTTAAAGAAGTTGAAAAAATTTCAAAGCCAAATGATTACAAGCAAGAGGATGATCGCTTCTGGCAACCAGCAGTAGATAAGGTTGGTAACGGTTATGCGGTTATTCGTTTTCTTCCTCCTCCACAAGGTGAAGATCTACCATGGGCAAGAATTTGGTCTCATGGTTTCAAGGGTCCTACCGGTAAGTGGTACATCGAAAATTCTCTTACCACACTAGGTAAGGCTGATCCAGTTTCAGAGCTTAACACTGAGCTATGGAACAGTGGTAACGAGGCGGATAAGGAAGTCGCTCGTAAGCAAAAGCGTAAGCTTACTTACATTGCTAATGTTCTTATTATTAAGGACCCAGCAAATCCGGAGAATGAAGGACAAGTTAAATTGTTCAAGTTCGGTAAGAAGATCTTCGATAAGATCAAGGATATCACAAATCCCCAATTTGAAGATGAAGAACCAATCAATCCCTTTGACTTTTGGAAGGGTGCAAACTTCAAGCTAAAGATTCGTAATGTTGATGACTATCGCAACTATGACAAGTCTGAGTTTGACAAGCCATCAGAGATTGCAGATTCAGATGATGCAATTGAAGCCATTTGGAAGAGTCAGCATTCACTTGCAGCATTTCTAGATGAAAAGAATTTCAAGTCATATGAAGAATTAGCCAAGAAGCTTAAATTTGTATTGGGTAATTCAGGAGCAGCTCGAAAGGCTGAGGATTTGGATGATGAAGATGAAGTAGAACAGCCCGCTGCTGAAAAAGCAGAGAAATCTCCAAAAAAGCAAAAGAAGGTTGAGCGTGAGGAAGTAGATTTTGATGATGATAATGATTCACTCAGCTACTTTGCAAAACTTGCAGAGGAATAAATGAGACCAATATCTTCTATAATAATTTTTCTTATGCTTCTTTATGCAGGCTATACCATGGCAACCTCTCCAAGTGTAGGTGTTGGAGAATTAATTTGTCAAAGTTCCGACAAGGTTGCTGGTGGTAAGAGAGCAAATAAAAAGGACAAAGGAAAAGAATCCACTTCAGATCAATCAAGTGGATAAGTAATAAAGGGAGCCTGGCTCCCTTTATTTTTAACTGAAGGCAGTAGTTTTATCCTGCCATCGCGTGAATGGTGAATTGATTCTTGGTGATGCTGTTGTAGGAATAAATGATTGAGAATTATTAGACACAACAGCAGTAGATACAACTGTTTTTGATGTTTGAGATTGTAATTGCATGTCTCTGTTAATGTCAGCATTCTCAGAGGAAAGTTTATTAATTTTATCTCCTGTTCCAGAGGTCATATCTCTACCAGACCAAGAATGATATTTTTTAGTTGCCTCTGAAGCGGGTTCTATTTTCACACCACCTTTACTACCTATAAAACCACCTATCTTTTCACCTGCCCAACCTCCTAGTGATGCACCAGCTATAGCTCCAACGGGACCTAGAGCAGAACCTGCTATACCACCTAGAACAGTACCTATTCCACTTCCTATTGTACTACCATTCTTCTCTTTACTTAGTTTGTTCAAATCATTCATTTGAGATTCATATTCGTCTTTGGTTATTTCACCAGACTCTAAAGCAGCATTTAGCTCTTGTTTCTTACTCTCAATCTCAGCATCATTCTCTTTCAAACCGGAGTACATTGTATAAGCACCAACTAAACCAGCACCCACTCCACCTAGAATCTTGCCACCTGGTCCTTTTAAAAAGTTAAAGGCTTTTTTACCAATATTTTTTATTCCACCCCAAGCTTTCTTACCAAGATTTTTTGTTTTTTGCCAAATTGAACCTCCAGAAGATGGTACATCAGGAATATCAAATCCATCAGTTTCTTCATCTAGTTGGCTAACATCAGCTGCAACTTTTGCTGCTTCTTTTACTGTAGATGTTTGAGGTGAAGATTCTGCAAATTTGAACGATGAGGTACTACCATTTGGAGAAAGAAACTTCTCTATATTTCTAATTGACCGTCTAATAGCTTTTGTTTCATCCAATAATAATTTAAATAACTTAGATGTATCTTTTGTTGCACCAGGAATATCTTTACCTTTAGAACTAGCTTTTGTTTCATCTTTTTCATCTTTAGGTTTCTCATCTTCACTCATTTTAGAGATTTTATCTGCTGTAGGTATACCTAAAATTCTAGCAAATGTGTCTGGTATTCCCTCCTGTGGTTTATCATCATATTTGTTCTTAAACGGACTACCTAAACCCTCTGCAAATGAACTCCAAAAACCTTTACTCTTTTTAGCAGCTTCTTTTGGTGCTGGCAGCATCGGAATGTCCTGCATTACTTCCGGCACAGGCGCTACAGCATTTGTAGTCTTTGTAATCTGAGGTACTTCCTCAGAAGCAATTGGTTTAATTGCTTTAGATGTTGATTGGATTTGCGGTGGAGTTAGAAGTAATTTTTGTTCTTTTTTACTTTCCTCAGCTGCTGGTGTTCGTCTAACAACATTTGTTGATTGATTAAATTGTTGTTGACTACTTATTTTTGCTGCTCTTATCTTCTTTATTCTCTCAAAAGCATCAAGAATTTTTTGAGAATACTCAACAGCATTGGGATCGGAGTTTCTATCCGGATGCCATTTGCCTATAAGTTTTCTGTATGCAGATTTAATATCTGCATCTGTTGCCCATTGATCTAACCCTAATACCTTAAAGGGATTCGTTGAGAGAATATCTTCCATTAGCTGTACTTTCTTCTTTGTTGTTGCTCTCTTAGTTTGTCGTTTTCATCTTTTATATGCTGAGCTAGCATCATAACATAAACATCTCTTTCCCATGGCAACATATCTTCTAAATCGGAGAGTGAGTATTTGTGATGTTGTAATAGTGCAAAATTGGTTTTATAATATTCCTCAAGGGAATCTCTCGCGATTGCTAGACGAAAAAATTTTGTAGACCCTCCAATCTTACATGATTAATTGCAGTACATTTTGTGCATGCTACATCATCTTCATGAATAAGTTTTGGCATTTTTTCAAAAAATTCTTCTATCTTAGCAAATTGCTCATTCGTCATTGAATAGATAAGCTCTTCTAGTTCTTTTCTGTTATCTACCGTAATTTCAGTATACTCATCTGCTGTATAAACAGCTTTAACTGAATTAAAAACCATGTTCATACTATCTGTATCATTTTTATTTGTATAAGTGGACATTGTATCTTTAAATCGAGGATACCTCATCTCTATACCAATAGAATCATCAATCATTATTCTAGTTGTATGATTCTCTTCTTTTTTCACATTTAAATTTAAAATATTCAAAGAGTATTCAATATTGTTACCACACTCACATTTAACAAATAAATCTATACTCTCACCTACAGATTTTGCTCTAATATTTAAAAAAATATACTCTAGATCAAAACTTGGAAGCTCTATAATATTTAGTTTATTAAATGTGCAAACATCAACAAGATCTTCAATAATATTGATTGCCTCTGAATCATTTGCATCCTTAAGCATCAATAATGTTTTATATTCCTTTACTAGAAAGGGTCTAAATTTTATGTGTTTATTTGAAGATGGCAGAACTAGTTCGTATATTGGCGTATTTAGTTTTGGTAAAGACATTATTTTTCCTTATCATCATGAACCATTAGTAAATTTAGAGCGAATGAATCCAACAGCAGCACCCGCTTTGTTATTAATAAAATTAGCATTTGAAGCTATCTTAGCTGCCTCCTGCATCCCCGAAGAAGCTTTTGCTAGAGTAGACTCTAACGAAATAAGTTTTGAACCAGGACCCGAGATCTCTGGAATCGTTAGTTTTGAATTTACGATTTGAGCAGTTTCCCAATATCTATATGTGAATGAAACTGCTAATGTATGAAACTCATTAATAGCACTTTGATTTAATTCAAGCATGCCTATATTAGTAGGAAATGCATCTTTTAGTGTCATACTAAAAGTAACTATATCATCTTCATCCAATTGAAATATTTCAATGTCTTTAGCATAGTCATTAAAATATCCTACAGAGAAAGTTGATGGCTCTATTATTAGTTTAGCCCAACTTTGAAAGTAGCGATGTACATCAAAATCAGTATCCACCAAGAAAGTAAATGGAATAGATCCTCCATAATTTACATTCATACCTCTGACGTAAGCTGGACCTTGAATTCTCATGCTTCTGTTCTCTATAGAGAGAGGAGCAAAAGATGAGGTTTGACAGAATGCGGAAACTAGTCTATTACCCTCTGAACCATTTTCTTCAATAAAAGGTAACATTACTTCAAATCTATTTTTTCTAGCTAGATTCTTTCTAAATGCAGTCTGTCTGAAATAATCTATATTGAAATTTGATTCTGCCATTTAAGCTCCTGTGGAATCTCTCCATACTCTAGCTTTGCTAGCTTTTACGAAATTCTCTGTTGGTAATAAAGCTGCTGGAAGCCATGACTCATATGGAATCTCAAAGAAATAGCTTCTTAGATGTTCTGACAAGTAACGCTTAATACAGGGGGCAAAGTATTTCTCTAATGAACTTGAATTTAAAATACCATAAGAATATGCCAATTTTCTCTCTGCAGAGTTTTTAGATTGTTGTACATTCATTAAAACTCCCATTATCTTAAATCTTAATACTGGAGGAAGGTAATGTAGATTATATCCAATAAATCCATCATTCAATTTTCTAAATGGAAATAATAGAGGAAATGTATCGTAGTATGGTAAAGTATTTTTATGTTTTGGATCATATGCAAAGAGATAAAGTTGCCCAGGGTATAATCTAGATGTTAGATTATCTTTAGAGGCAAAAAAACTAGAGCGAGATACATCTCTAGAGCTTAATTTTGATATTTCCTTTTTATACCAAGAAATAGATTTATCTACATCTCCGGGATTTACTCTTAATTTATCAAAAATATTAGACATTTAATTCTTTTTCCGTTAATACTATAAATTTCATTTTTCTATCCTCGCAAAATTCTCTAGCGGCTCTCCATTTTGCTTGGTTTATTTCGTAGGTGAAAACTTCTTCTATAAATTGCTTTGTTACTCTTTTTGGTTTTGTGGGTTCTTTTGTATAGCGTAAAGGTTTTATCTCTATTAAATATTTTTCGATAACATTGTTTTTCGTTTTAACCTTTACATAAAAATCCACAAAATATCTATGTACTTTCTTATCAACCGGGGAAAAATATGGAATTATTGCTATCTCCGATCCCCATTCTAAAATAGAATCATTGGAATCACACCAATTCATAAATTTTAGCTCCCAAGAACTACGATAAGTTACATTTAGAGGATCTCCTCTATATTTTTTTGGATTTTTTACTCTATACTTGCCCTTATAAGTATTTTTGTTCATAACATATAAATAATTAATACAACTATTATTTATTCCCATGACCAATAAAACATCTCCGATTGAAAAATTTAACACAGAGCAAGTTCTGGGTAAAAGCTATAATGATGAAAAATACCGACCCGGACAATTATCTCTAGATGCTAGTGGTAGTTATACCGTAGGTCAATATGCTTATCCCTCTGATGTTACAAGGTCTGCAGATTTACAACATTACGTAACCTTTTACGTAAATGTGCGCGGAAAAACCAAATTTAAACCAACCACTGCAGTTGATGTGGATGTTTCAGGTTCTTCTCAAAATAGAGGAACTTCCCAATCGATTAGTACTGCTGCTCGCGAGGGAACTGGTGTTTTAGTAGGTTTATCCGCCGCAGCATCTGCTTTGTCAAAATTGAACAAGGTTACTTCTCTAAGTGGTGCAGAGGTAAAGAAAATAATTTCTTCCTCTATAAAATCTGGAGCAACTGTTAAAGGTGCTCAGGGATTGTTAGCAGGTAAAAAAGTTGCTAGAGGAGCTATTGCTCTTGGTGGTGCTGCAGCTGCTGGTGCGGCAACTTATGGTTTAACAAAAGCAGCAATTAGTGGTTTAGATAATATCACCAATGCATTTACTGTCGATACTCCAAGAAGAATAGTAGATGCAATAGTTCTACACATGCAAACTCCCCCATCAGTTAGATACTCTGTTGATTATGATAAATTAGATATGGGTATTCTTGGTGGTTTAGGAGAAGCCTTAGCTGGTGGTGGTTCTATAACAGATTCCCTTTCATCTGCAACAGGTAAAGAATCAATGGCACTTATTGGTGCCACTGCGGCTGGCATACCAAAAGTTGCTCTTGCATCTCAATTATTGGGTGCACCATCACCCAAAGATTTATTAATGGCTGGTGGTAGAGTACAAACAAATCCTTTTAGAGAAACAATATTCAAAGCAATAAACCCACGAGAATTTGAATTCAAATATACATTCCTACCCAAATCAGAGGATGAAGTATACAATATTAAACGTATAATAGATTTATTCAAGTTTCACATGCATCCAGAATTATCAGAGGGTAAAATGTTTTACGTTTATCCTTCAGAATTTGATATAGTTTATTATTTCTCAGGAGCAGAGAATAAATTTATCAATAAAATAAGTACTTGTGTTTTGAAAGATATGTCTGTTGTATATGGTGGAGATTACTTTATGTCATTTAAAAATGGTGAACCAGCAGAAATTAATCTTTCTCTTAAATTCCAGGAACTAGAACTTCTAACCAAGGAAAGAATTGTTAAGGGATACTAATGGGCTATTTTTCAAAATTTCCTCTTACTGGTGTCTTTGCCAGCGACAATGTAAACTTTACTATAGTAACAGATATAACAAAACGTGTTGCTATTAAAAATTACATTAAAACCAATTTTTCGATATTTGATGAATATGATATTCAGGAGTCAGATACTCCTGAAATTTTAGCATATAATTTATATGGTAGTACAGAATATCATTGGATTATTCTACTGATGAATGATATTATTGATCCTAGATTTGAATGGCCTTTGACTCAAGAACAACTAGTCAGATATGCAAGAAACAAATATGGAGAGACAGATGAAGAAATTTATGCAACTCACCATTATGAAGCAGATATAGATGATAGTACGATTGTAGATTTTGATGATGAAAATTTTCCAAATAAGGTTTCTATTTCAAACATGGATTATGAAATAAATATCAATGAAACTAAGCGTAGAATAAAAATTCTAAAACCACAATATGTTGCTCAACTTAATCAAGAGTTTGAAAAGATTATAAATGTCTGAGGAAAATTTAGAATACGCAGGTGATATACACATAGAGCAAATAGCACTAGTATCAACAACAAAATATGTGGTTGACCTAACTGACTATTTAGTAGAGATGAGCATTTTTGAAGATGTGTTTTCAAATTTCCTCCATGGGTATATTCAACTCAGCGATAAAAGAAATATAATAACTTCACTAAATATAATTGGTGAAGAATACATCGTTCTCAAGTTAAGTACTCCTTCTCTAGATAAAGGATTATCTAAAACATTTAGAGTAATCTCTATCTCAGATAGAAACACTGTGTTAGATAATAACACACAAATCTATACTCTACATTTCTGTTCCTTTGAAGCTATAGCTGATATGTTAACTCCCCTTTACAAACCATTTAAGGGAAAGGGTACAGATATAGTTTCAGAAATATTTCTTAATTTCTTAGAGACTCCAAGAACATATGAGGAAGGTGAGAGAGGTGTACTTAAAGAATCACAAGAGACAACACCACTTTATATTTTAAATGAGGTACAAAACTCTTTCAAATTTATAAGTCCCGGCTGGAGTCCTTCAAAATGTATAAATTGGATAGCGTCTAAATCTATTCCGGTTGATGGATCAGCATGTGATTTTTTATTCTGGGAATCTCTACAGGCGTTCTATTTTGGTAACATTGAACAAATTTATAGTCAATCTCTGATCAATAATTTAATCAAAGGAACATATATTTATTTTCCTCCAAATATTAGGCAACCTAAAGAAGTATTACAAAAGCTATTCCATGTGCAAGATTTTAAAGTTGAGAAAACAACCGACTATGTAAAGAATTATACTGAAGGTTATCTCGCAAATAGAGCACTTTCTCTAGATTTAATATCAAAAAAATATGATGTAATAGATTATGATTATCTTGCTAATTATGACAGATATACTCATTCAGATAGCACCACAGTACCATTCTTTGCTGAAGATACTTTAAGAAATCCTGCTACCCATGTTAAATTTTTTCCAGTAAATAAAAGTTTGTTCTCTGATTTTAAGAATAACTATACGGAGAAAGTACCGGAGATTTATGGTAATAGAAGATCAAAATTAGCAGAGTTATCAAATTATGTTTTAAATATTACAGTTCCTGGTAGAATGGATATGGAAGCAGGTTCAATGATAGAATTTTTATATCCAACAAATACACAAGATGAAACAGCAACTGGTATGGCATATGATCCAAAATATAGTGGGTCATATTTAGTGACGGCAATTAGACATAAGATAAATTTAAAATCTCATATCATGTCTATGGAAATAATAAAAGATGGTGAAGCCATCATAACAGAAGATTTTTAAATGCTAGTAAATAATATTTTTAATTGGTGGGTTGGTGTTGTAGAAGATAGAGATGATCCCGAAAAATTAGGTAGAGTCAGAGTAAGAATAATAGGAATTCATTCTGACGATAAGGAAATTTTACCCACAACAGATTTACCGTGGGCAATTCCTATGCAGCCAACAACATCAGCTGCAATGTCTGGTTTAGGTTCTTCTCCCTTAGGATTATTACCAGGTACTTGGTGTATTGGATTCTTCATCGATGGGGATGATATGCAACAGCCAGTTGTTATGGGAACAATTGGTGGTATATCACAAGCAAACAAATTATGTCAAATTCAAAAAACACAAGAGACTCTAAACCCTCAAAATGTTTTAAGAGCATCCGATGGTTCTCCTGTATTAGATAGTCAAGGCAATGCAGTTGTTGTAGCATCAGAAACAACAACTGATCCAACATCTGCTATAAGTTCAACTCTACCACCACTAACACAAGAACAAATACAAAAGTTAATGAATGCACTTGGTTTCAAAGAATCAAGTTCTGTGGCAGGTGGAGTTCAAAACTATACAGCAACAAACAGAGCAAATTACATTGGTAAATATCAATTCGGCGCGCCTGCATTAATTACATTGGGATATGTAAAATCTGGTTCATTATCAAATGAAGTTCTCAATGATCCTTCAAAATGGACAGGAAAGGATGGTTTAAGTTCAAAAGAAGCTTATTTTAATTCCCCTCAAGTTCAAGAAAAAATAATGTTTGAGAACTTGAAGTTCAATTATAATATATTACTCAAGAATGGTACTATAACTACAAATGATCCCCCAGGTAAAGTTGCTGGCTTATTAGCTACTTCACATTTATTGGGTGCTGGTGGTGCCACAAATTTTGCAAGAGGTAATGACAGTAAAGATGGTAATGGTACAACAGGAAAAACTTATTATGACTTAGGTGCAAATGCAGTTGGTTCAGAGGTTCCTTTAGTTGCTACTGCATCTGAAGATGCAAAAATTCCACCATATGTTAATCCAGCTGGTGCACTAAATGATGTGAGTACTACAAAAGCTCCTGCATTTGCTGATCCAAATAATGAATTTCCAAAATGTGAGTATAATAATTTACCAGATACAAATAAACTTGCTGTTGGAGATATTACAGAAACTCCAATTGCAAAACGAATAAAGAATATAAGAGAAAACATACCAACTGTAAATGGATCTTGGGATGAACCAAAACCAGCTTACTGTGCTACTTATCCTTACAATTTCACCTACCAAACAGAGGCAGGACATCTAGTAGAGTTTGATAATACAAAGGGTCAAGAACGTATTCATATTTACCATAAGAAGGGAACTTATATGGAGATTGATATGAATGGTTCCATGGTTCGTAAGGTTATGGGTGATAATTATGAGATTATGGAGCACAATGATAATTTGTTTGTCAGAGGTGCTTATAAGTTAACGGTAGAGGGTGCTACACAAATACTAGTTAAAAATGATGTCAATCTACAAGTATACGGAGATGCAACTGCAACTGTTAACAAATCTTTAAATGTTAATGTTGCAAGTGATATTAATATGAATAGTGGAGGTACATTCAATATTAAAGCAAGAGCATTTAATTTAACTACAGAAGAAAATGTAGATTTAAGTGTAGGTTCTGCTTACAAACAAACTGCTGCAGATAATACCAATATCATTGGTAGAAATGTTTATATTGATGTTAATTCATCGAGAGGACAAATTAGAGTTGATGATAAACTTGCTGACTCTGCTTCTTCAAATAGTTTGAGTGATGCTCCAGAAGCAAAGACAATAGAAGAAATAGATATTAAACCATTGAATAGACCAGATTGTACTCCAAATGCATACAGATTAGATGCTGGTGAACCCGGTTCAGAACAAATTCACCAACAACAAGTTCAATCTGGTGAAGTGGTACCAACCACACCAACAGAATCTGGTACGGCAGAACCTGCCGCATCAGTTGCCTCAAATGTTAATTGTGATTGTACTGAGTTTAATTCTTTCAATGAATTCCCAGATAGTTTAAAATTATCAAAGTATTTTAATCTTGGGGAATTATCATCTCGTGCTGTTGTAGTAAAACAAAAAGTAGTAGAGAACAGAGGTTTAACTCCAGCACAAATCACATGTAATCTTAAAAATCTTGCTGTTAATTGTCTTGATAAAATAAAAGAAACATATCCGGATATGTTTGTAACGAATGCATTTAGATTGGATAAGCAGTATACAACATCAGATCATGGCACTGGCATGGCAGCTGATATACAATTTACCAAGGCAACTGCTACAGATTACTATACAATTGTTCAATGGATTGCCGAGAATGTTCCTTATAAACAAATACTACTAGAGTATGGCGGAGGAGCTAGAAATCCATGGATACATATTGCATTCGATAAGTCTGGGCAAAAACATCCTTTGCCTTATGCCACATTCAAAGATCACCAAGTATATGCTCGTAACAAATTCATAAATTTAGCCTAATATGTCAGATTTAAGCCTTCAAGGAAGTAATTGGCAAGAAGTTTTAGCTTCTATTAATGTCGAAGCACCTATAAACGTAATCTTCTCAGGAGACGTTCTAGGTAATGCAAACATTATTCTATCAAAAAGATTGCCAGATGGTTCTTTACAGCCCAACAATATTATAATAATCGATACTCGATTAAACAGTAATATATCCACGGGTTCTGTAAACAGTAGTCCCCAAATTGATGTAGTACTACAAGGTAAAGTTGTTGGTGTTGGTAATGCTATTTTAAATAATTTAAATAGTAACACAATAACTATCAATACTACCTTTGGAGCAGATACCGTTCAATTGGGTGTAGATACCTTTGGTAGATATGTAGGTAATATAGTTGCAGGATCTGGTATTGCTCTTTTCGGTAACGATAGCTCTGAGAATGCTGTTGTACAAATCAATGTTGTTAGTAGTCCAGTCATAACAGTTTCTTTAGCTGGTGATTTATCAGGATCTGCTAGTGCTACACTTCCAAACTTAGCAAGCAATACTGTTACCATAACCACAACAATTCAATCTAGATATTTAGGTAATATTCTAGGTGGTAATGGAATTGCAGTTGTGGGGGCAAACGGAACCGCGAACGTAGTTCCCAATGTAACTTTAGCTCCTACTGGTGTAGTAGCAAAAACATATGGTGCCTCAAATATAATTCCTGTTATAACAGTTGATCAATGGGGTAGAATATCTAGTGTAAGTAACGTAGAAATTCCAGGTGTTGGAGGAGCTGGTTCAGATTGGTTGACTATTGTTAACAAACCAGATCCACAAATAAATGTTATTTTAAATGGGGATGTTGTTGGATCAGGAAATGCAATACTAGCTGATATTACAAGTAACACAATAACTATTACAACTGTTATTCAGCCAGATTCCGTTGCGTTGGGAACAGATACAACTGGTCCTTATGTTTCTAATTTACTTAGCGGAAACGGTATCACTATCTCCGGATTAACGGGTGAAGGTGCTACTCCTAATATCACATTGCAAGCAACAGGAGTAACTGCAGGCTCTTATGGTAATGCAACTATGAGTCCAGTTCATACTGTTGATCAATGGGGTAGAATAACATCTTCATCAAATGTAGATATTATTTTAAGCATAGTATCACAAACAACCGGAGCATATGTTCAGGGTATTACCAATTCTACTGGTGGAGTTTCATTATTTGGTAATGACGGAAGTCATGGACAACAAGTAGACATTAGATTATCGCCTTCGGGTGTTACTGCAAGTACTTATGGAAATGCATCAGTATCTGCAATACTAACAATTGATACTTATGGTAGAATAACCTCTGCTTCAAATGCTACAATTACTCCAAATTGGAATGATGTAACCAATAAGCCAGATCCAACAATTACAATTACTTTAGCTGGAGATATTACTGGTTCTAATGTAATGACTTTGCAAGATTTGAATAGTAACAGTTTCACTATTCAAACAACAATTGCCGCTGATTCAGTTGCTTTAGGCACCGATACAACTGGTGCCTATGTAGCAAACTTGTTAAGTGGAAATGGTGTTATAATTTCAGGATTAACTGGTGAAGGTGCTACTCCAAATATTACTTTATTAGCTACGGGAGTAACATCTGGTACTTATGGAAATTCAGCTGCTGTAGGAACCTTTACTGTAAATCAATGGGGTAGAATTACTAGCGCAAGCACTTTACCAATTGATTTTAACTATGCAAATGTTACAAATAGACCAGTTGCTAATATAGCATTAACAGGAGATATAGTTGGTTCTGCAAATGCTATACTAACTTCCTCAACAACATTATTGACCATTTCAACAACTATTCAGCCAGATTCTGTAGCACTAGGTACAGATACTACAGGCGCATATGTTGCCAATTTATTAAGTGGAAATGGTGTTATAATTTCAGGATTAACCGGTGAGGGTGCTACTCCAAATATTACACTAATTGCTACAGGAGTCACAGCTGGTTCATACGGTAATAGTACAGCAGTTGGTTCATTTACCGTAGACACTTGGGGTAGACTAAGTTCTGCTACAGTATTACCTATAGATTTTAACTGGGCAAATATTACAAATAAGCCAGATCCTACAATAACAATTACCTTAGCTGGAGATATTACTGGTTCCAATGTAATGACACTTCAGGATCTAGCTAGCAATTCTTTTGTAATTCAAACTACAATTGCTGCTGATTCAGTTGCATTAGGAACAGATACTACTGGTGCCTATGTTGCTAATTTAGTACAAGGATCTGGTATTACATTAACCGGTTTAACCGGTGAGGGTGCTACTCCAACAATTGCGGCAAATGTAACCTCTGTAGGAACATTTGTTGGTGCAGTTTCAAATGTTAATCTACTTAACAGTATTAAAAATGTTGGTGGAACTGGGTCTGGACTAGATGCAGACTTATTAGATGGACAGGATAGTTTATATTATACAAACTATACAAATATAACAAATAGACCAGTTGCAAATATAATACTTACTGGAGATGTAACGGGTTCTGCAAATGCTGTATTAACACCAACAACTACATTATTAACAATAGCAACTACAATTGCAGCAGATTCTATAACTTTAGGCACTGACACAACGGGAGCTTACGTAGCTAATGTTGTTGGTGGTAATGGTATTATTGTCTTAAATAACACCGGCGGAGAGGCTAATGTTCCAAACATTACATTATCTGCTACAGGTGTTACTGCCGCATCGTATGGTAATAGTACAGCAGTTGGCACATTCACTGTAAATCAGTGGGGTAGATTAACTGCTGCAGCATCTACTCCAATAGATTATAATTATGCAAATGTTACAAACAGACCAGTTGCTAATATAGCATTAACGGGTACTATAACGGGTTCAGCAAATGCATTGCTAACACCAACAACCACTTTGCTGTCTATAGCAACAACAATAGCTGCTGACTCTGTTACTCTTGGAACTCATACAGTAGGACCGTATGTAGCAAATCTATTAAGTGGTAACGGTATAGTACTTACTAGTTTAACCGGAGAAAGTGCTGTTCCAAATATCACTCTATCTCCAACAGGTGTAACAGCAAAAACATATGGTGCATCAAATGTTGTTCCTGTATTTTCAGTAGATCAATGGGGTAGAATTACTAGTGTAAGTAACGTAGAAATTCCTGGTGTTGGTGGTGCTGGTTCTGATTGGTTGACTATAGTTAACAAACCAGATCCACAAATCAATGTTATCTTAACAGGTGATGTGACAGGTTCTGCAAATGCCATTCTTCAAGATGTAACTAGTAATACTATAACAATAACCACAACTATTCAACCAGATTCAGTTGTACTAGGTACCTATACAACCGGTCCTTACGTAGCAAACTTGTTAAGTGGAAATGGTGTTATAATTTCAGGATTAACTGGTGAAGGTGCAATACCAAATATAACACTTCAAGCTACAGGTGTAACTTCCGGATCATATGGTAATAGTACTGCGGTTGGTACATTCACTGTAAATCAGTGGGGTAGATTAAGTTCTGCTACATCTACCCCAATAGATTATAATTATGCAAATGTTACAAACAGACCAGTTGCCAATATTGCCTTAATCGGAGATGCAACTGGAATAGCAAATGCTATATTAGCACCATCAAGTACTTCATTAGTAATAACTGTAACTACTCCAAATGTTAATCAAAATGTAACAATAAATTCTTCTCCTGTATTTGGTAATGTTACTTTAACACAATCTGGTATAATTGATGTAAATTCTTCAGTATCAGCACTTAGAGTAACTCAAAGAGGTTCTGGAAATGCTATTCTTGTTGAAGATAGCACAAACCCAGATGCTACTCCATTTGTTGTTGCTGCTGATGGAACTGTAGGAATTGGAACATCTACACCATCACATCACTTAACAATAAAAGAAGCTGGGGTTTCACAGATAGCGTTGCTTAAATCTGATGGAACATCTAATGCTTATATTGGAACATTCCCAGCATTTGGTACTGCTTCCAATGGTGATTTACAACTAAGATTAGATAAGTCTGGTTTAGCTAATATTGTATTTGGCTGGTTAGGTTCTGAAAATACAGGTATGAGATTACAATCTGATGGTACTTTTACTTTAGGTAATGTTGCCTATACTGCCCCTGGTGGAACTAAAGCTATAATTGTTGAAGCTGGGCCCGTAGGGGGTTCTGGTGGTGGTTCAAAATTATTTTTAAATCACAATTATGCAACTAGCTTAGAAGTATTTGGACGCTTTGATTCTACAGGCTTAAAATCTCCATTAGCAGTACCAATGGGATTTTTTACAAATAATTTAGAAAGAGTGCGTATAGATGCATCAGGTAATGTAGGTATAGGACAAACAACACCTATAGCTAAATTACAAGTTACAAATTCAACTAAAAATATTCAAACTTATGTAAATTATGAATTATCTGATTATGGTGTGGGTGTTTATGGTATAGGTGGAACAACTTCAGTAGGTAGTGGGCAAGCAATTGGTGTTTGGGGACAAGCAAGTAGTGGAAATTCCAATGTCGGAGTTTATGGTACAAACTTAACTACTCTTGGACAAGGTTGGTTAGGTTACTTAAATCAAGGTGTTTATGGTTTTGGACCATCCCAAGGTGTTTCAATATCTAGAGGAGTTTCAGGACTAACACCCGGTGGTTCAGCAAACTCGGGTGTCTTTGGACAACATGTAAGATCTACATCAACAGGACACTTAGGTTATTATCTCTCAAGTACAGATACTAGTTATGGTGTTTTTGGAGTGGGTGGATCAGCTAATAGTGCATTTTCAGTTGGACTTTATGGTAGTGTTACCGGTAGTGTCACGGGATCAAATATTGCAGTTAGAGCTGAACATCAAGGATCTGGAAGCATTGGATATTCTGCTTATCAAGGTATAGGATTATTAGGTCAAGGTGGTACAAAAGTTAGTTCCGGGGCCTCAATCGGTGTTCAAGGTCAAACATCCGGAAGTGGCAATATAGCAGTTTATGGTATTTGTGAGCAATCTTTTGGTTATATGGGTTATGGTAACACATATGGTGTTTATGGTTCAGCTCCTGCGTATGGAGTTTATGGATCTGCTAGCAGCTATGGAGTTTATGGTACTACAGCTAATCCTACAGGTGCTGGGGCAGCTGGATTTAATACAAATACTGGCTCTTATGGTTACGTTGGATATAGCATATATGGTGTTTATGGAGAAGGTGCTTATGGATTATATTCAGTAGGTAACATATATGCTACTGGAGATGTAATATCAGCTTCAGATCTGAGATTAAAATCAAATGTTGTTACAATTAGTAATGCTTTAAGTACTGTTTGCAATTTAAGGGGTGTGCATTATACACTTAAACAAACCGGTCAGAAAAAGATTGGTATGATAGCACAGGAAGTGCAGGAACATGTACCAGAGGTAATAGATGCGGGAAATGAATATTTGGGTATTAGTTATCCAAATCTTGTAGGTCTTTTAGTTGAATCTATTAAAGATTTGAAATTAGCTAATGATAAATTAATGTCTCAAATAGCTGAACTTAGAGAAGAAATAAAAACAATTACCAAAAAGTAATAAATAATAAAAATGGCTACTATAGTAAACAGAAAAGTAAGAACATTTAAAGATTTAAATCTTGCATTTGGTGCCCATCCAGTTACCGGAGATGTAAATAAACACTTCGACGAGGATGCAATTAAAAATGCAATTAAAAATCTTATTCTAACTAAAAATTATGAAAGACCTTTTCACCCTGAAATAGGTTCACAAGCTGCTGCTCTTTTATTTGAAAATTTTACTCCAATAACAGCGGAGTTAATAAAGAAAAGTATTGAAACAACTATAGTAACATATGAACCAAGAGCACAAATATTAGACATTAGAATAGCAGAAACAGATGATGCAAATGAGATTGCTATAACTGTAGAATTTAAACCAGTAAACAGTGAAAAACCTCTATCAATTACAACCTTTCTAACAAGAGTGAGATAATGGCAAATAGTTTAAGAGTTACAGAATTAGATTTTGATACGATAAAACAAAATCTAAAAACATACCTTCAAAGTCAAACAGAATTTACTGATTATGATTTTGAAGGTTCTGGTTTATCAATTCTTCTTGATATTTTAGCTTATAATACACATTATAATGCTTTTTATGCCAATATGGCATTAAATGAAATGTTCATAGATTCTGCTGTTAAAAAAGAATCAGTTGTTTCTTTATCAAAACTTTTAAATTATACACCTCGTTCTATTCGTTCTTCCTCAGCAAAAATTAATTTATTAGTAGAAGGAGTATCGGGAGCTCCATCAACACTTTTAATAGATAGATTTACTGCATTTACTAGTACTATAAATGGTTCTTCTTATACTTTTTATAATTTAGAACCAGCAACAATTATACCAGTTGGTGGAGAATATTCTTATGATGGATTGGATGTTTATGAAGGCACTTATATTTCCAATAAATTTACTGTTGGAGCAACTCCTGGTCCTTCAGAAAAATTTATAATTCCAAATATAAATGTAGATACTACAACAATTAGAGTAACTGTACAGGATGTGGCTTCAGGTTCAACAAGTACAGTTTATACACAATTTGATGGTGATATTACTGAAATAACTGAAGAGAGTAAAGTTTATTACTTAGAACAAAATACAAATAATCAATACCAAATTTATTTTGGTGATGGTGTACTAGGTTATAAACTAACAACAGGTAATACTGTTACTATAGAATATCTTGTAACAGTTGGAACAGACGCTAATGTGTCTGATAAAGTATCTCAAAGTTTTTCAATCTCTGGTTCACTAACTGGAGGTTCTTACACTGGTGTAACAGTAACAACACAAACAAAATCAACCTCTGGACAAGAAGCTGAAACAATAGATGAAATACGATTCAATGCTCCTAAAGCAGCTTCTGCTCAGAATAGATTAGTTTCAAAATATGATTATGAAAGTTTCTTGAAGAGAAATTATAATTATATCGATGCAGTCTCTATTTGGGGTGGTGAAGATAATGATCCTCCTCAATATGGAAAAGTGTTTATTTCTGTTCTACCAAAGACTGCTCAATATCTTACTACAACAAGAAAAAATACTATTCTAACAGATATAAAAAAGAAAAGAGTTATGGCAATAACTCCTGAGTTTATTGATCCAGATGTATTTTATATGTGTTTTACAACTGCAGTTAAATATAATCCAAATACAACAAACGAAGGATCTGCTGATATTGAAACTGCTGTACTAGCAGCAGTAAATTCATATTTCAATACTAATTTGGGTAGTTTTGGGGATGATTTCTCCCTATCAAAATTAACAGCAGCAATAGATGATTCTAAAACATCAATTTTGGGTAATACTACAGAGGTTACTATAGAGAAAAGATTAACACCTACTCTAGAAGTTGGATTATCTAATAAAATTAAAATTGCAAATAAAATTGAAGAACATTCAGTTTCATCAACAAAGTTTTATTTTAATTCTTTAGGAACTTTATATCCTGCAAGAATTAGAGATATTGCTGATGATGCAACAGTATCCTTATCAGGTTCCTATAGAAGAACCGGTGTTGTTATAACATGTACATTTGAAGAACCCCATCACCTAACTGCTGGTGAATCCATAACTATGGATTTTTCAGGTTCATCTTCTGACGGAGTTTATGATGTTGTTGATATAATCAGCGATTATAAGTTTACAGTAATATCAGAAACATCGGGTAATGATTCCGGAACACTTGACGTAACATCTGAAAATAGAGGTAGATTAATTGTTTATAATCCAAATGATAATACTATATTAAATAATAATATTGGTTTTGTTTCTTATGATTCGGGTTTAATTCAACTTGATACTCTTGTAGTATCTGGTTTCCTAGCAGATCAAACGGATGTTAGTTTATATTTTAAATTAACCAAAGATTCACAAGATTTAACTGTTGCAAGAAATCAAATTATTAGATTATCTAGCAACTCAACAAATATTTCAACAAATAGATTAGCCGGAGTTGCTATAAGTACGCAAGCGGTACCTAAATGAACCCAACATTAATAGAAAAACTTTCATCTCTGGTAGTTGATCAATTACCAGAGTTTTTGCGAGTTAATACATCAGATCCTACAAGCGATAGTCCTTATAGAACCTTTGTATCTTTCTTGCAAGCATATTATGAGTTCCTTGAACAAGATGGAGAGGCACAATATGTTTTACAAAACTCTCGCTCTTATAAAGATATAGATGATACTATAGACGATTTCGTAGATAAATTTCTACAAGAATTTGCTTATGATTTACCAAAAACAATTTTCTCGGATCAAAATCCAGAAGATTCAAGAGTTGCCTTTAGTGGAATAGATCAATTAGAGAGCAAAAGAGCTATAGCAAAAAGAATTGGTTCTCTTTATGCATCTAAAGGTTCTGAAGCTGCTATTAGATTACTTTTTAGATTATTATTTGATGATGAAATAATTTTCTACTATCCAAAAGATGACATGCTTAGATCATCTGATGGAAGATGGTATGAAAGAACAACAGCAAAAATTTATGATATTAGTGGAGGAAGTGATTCACTTAATTATGGTGGAAATACTTTAACTGGTGCTACATCTGCATCTAGTGGAGTAATTGATAGAGTGGGTATACTTGGTACCGAGGGTAATTTAAGCATATATGAAGTAGAATTTGATGTTGAATCTTTACCTACAGATTTCATTATAAATGAAACTGTAGACTTCCTACAAGCTAACTCCGACACCGGTAATATTGATATTATTGACTCTGGTAAAATTACCGGAGTAATAACTGATGTTATCATAAATGATGTTGGTTATGGTTATGCTGTAGATGATTCAATTATACTAGTTGGTGATGGTGGAGATTATAGTGCTAGAATAGCAGCAGTTAATGGTGGAGGAGCAATTTTAAGAATTGGTGTTGATAATTTTGGTGCAAATTATACTGCAGTTACTTCAATAACAACATCAACACCCACACAAAGCAAAACTGGGCAATACGAATTTACTGGTAATTTAACCACGGGAAATGGAATTGTAACTGTTTATACATCCACAGATCATGGTTTGAATACTAATGATATTGCAAATATCACAATAGCTGCAAATTCTAGAATTCAAACATTAACAAAAAAATTATCATCGAAGAAATTTACCTACGCAGTTGTTGGAAATACATTTTTAAGTAGTTCGGGTAATTTAGTAATTAATCCTAGAATGGCAAATTTAACTGCCAATATAGGTACTATTTGTCGTTATTTTGGAACCAAATCTGGTAAAGAGGGTGAGACTAATGAACAAATAAAAATTCAAGATAGTTATTACTATCAAGATTATTCTTATGTTATTAGAACAACTCAACAATCAGTATACTGGCGTGATCTAGTAAAGAAAATTTTGCACCCAGCTGGTATGGAACTTTTTGGAGAGGTTTATGTAAGTTCAACAGAGGGTGGTGACACAGCAGTTGCAGTTTCATCACCACATGATGTATATTCAGTAATAGTTATTCTATTAAAAGTTCTTGAAATCGCTGTATCTGATAGAGTTTCTGTAAGTACTGCTCTAGAAATAGTCTTAAGTTTAAGAGCATCAAGAGATTTAGAAAAATACACAGTAGGTCCTAGTTATAAAACATTAGAGAACTTCAAATTTGATTACACAGATATGCACATTTATGATGTTGCTGATCTTACTTTAGATTTGATTGGTAGTAGAATAAATGATTTTTCTCTATTTCCTCCACCAAATATTGTTAAGAAAACAGGATCAAATATTGTTTTAAATAGTACTTTTAGTGTAGATAATAATTGGACTAAGGGCTCAGGATGGACAATTGCTAACGGAAATGCTATTGGAACAGCGACATCAGCAAATTTGAACCAACTAACTACAGTAGCCGCAGTAAATGAAACGACATATTTTTGTCAATACGAAATAAAACAAGTTTCTGCAGGTAGTATTAGAGTAACTCTAGCTGCAAATGGTTATAGCAACACCTCACCTACAAGATCAACAGCCGGTACTTATAGAGATTATTTTCTTTTAGTATCATCAAATGTGTTGGCAAATGCCAATCTAATAGTAACCGGTACCACATTTTCTGGTAATATTGGTAACATAATATTAAGACCGCTAGAAACGGTAATCGGTTAATATAAATATATTACAAAGTTTTGGAGAATTTTAGATGGCTGCAATTATCACAAAAGATATGAGATTACACAATGCAAGACAGTTTGTTGAAGCTGTCTCTGAAGTTGCTAATACAACGCTGTATATGTTTGTTGGAAAGCCCGATTCTTGGGCGTCGGAGTCAGCTCCCGATACTCCACTAGATACTTATAGAGCCCAGATTGATATCTGGGATAATATTATTGCTCTAAAGAAAGTAACATCCGCAGATATAATTCACGCAATTCCAAGAAGAAATTGGACTTCTGGAACGAGATATGTTGCATATTCTGACGCAGTTTCAGCCTCAAATCTATTTTCTTCACAATTCGTAGTACTAAATTCTGCTTATAATGTTTATAAATGTCTAGGAAATGCAAATACTACCTCGACCGTAGAACCTACAGGTACTGGACAATCTGCAAATAACATCGTAAATACATCTGATGGATATATTTGGAAGTACATGTATACTGCAGATACAGCTAATATTTTGAAGTTTGGCACTACTAGCTTCTTTCCAGTAATGAGTAACACATCCGTTACAACAAATTCTGCAAACGCAAAAGGAATTTATTCATATAGAATAGTAAATGCAAATATAAATAACGGTTCTGTAACTGATAATACAGTTTTGAATATTATTGGTGATGGTACAAGTGCCAATGCAAATATTCGCGTAACTAGCGGTAATATAACATTGGTTAATGTTATAAATCCTGGTAACAATTATTCATTTGCAAATATTACTACTTCAATAGGTAATGCAATAATAGAGCCAGTTATTGCACCACCAGATGGTCATGGATATGATTCTATAGATGAACTTGGTGCAATTTATGCTCTAGTTAATGTGAGATTAGAGCAAACAGATACAGATATTCCAAATAACACAAAGTTTAGACAAATTGGTTTGATTAAAGATCCATTTAATTACGGAACATCAACAATTTCAACCGCAACAACTTTGAAGAATTATGGTAATTTAACAATTAGTACTCCAACAAATACTAGTTTGCTACTACCAGGAACAGTATTCAAAACCTCGGGTGGTTCTAATGCAATTGTTGTTAGCTATTCAGGTGACGCTGTTTCTGGTGTATTAAATTTTGTTCAAAATAGATATGCTGGTGCAAATATTGTTACAAACTTTAGAACTATCACTAATAGTGAAACTGTTACAGTTGGAGTAAGTAGTATAGGTTCTATATCCGGTAATGCAACAGCAACTGTTGCACAAAATTCCGGTGAAATAATGTATATAGATAATAGAAATGTAATCGCAAGAGCCACCGATCAAGTAGAATCTTTATACGTAATTCTAGAATTTTAATAAAGAGAAAAAATGACTGTAAATTTTAACGTAGAGCCATATTATGACGATTACGATGAAACTAAAAACTTTCATCGTATATTGTTTAAACCAGGGGTTGCTGTACAGGCAAGAGAATTAACTCAGCTTCAAACTATTCTACAAAAACAAATTGAAAGATTTGGACGCCATGTATTTAAAAATGGCGCTATGGTTATTCCTGGTCAGCTTTCTATAGACACAAGAGTTTCTGCAGTAAAGCTACAAACAACATCTGTTGATCTAGAGGAAGTATTCTCAACTGGGAATATTATAGTTACTGGAGCAACAACTGGAGTACAGGCAACAGTTGTTAAGGCAATTCCTGCAGAGGGATCAGATGTTCCAACTCTAATTGTAAAATTTACAAAAGCTGGTTCGACCGCAAAAGAATTTACTACAACAGAAACTTTAAGTATTGCTGGATCATCATCTACTCTTGTTACCTCAAGTTCAAATGTAATTACAAAAAGTTCTATTGCATCTATTGAACAAGGTGTTTATTTTATTCAAAATAATTTTGTATTAGTTGAAGCACAAACTATTGTACTAGATAAGTATGACAATACTCCTTCATTTAGAGTTGGTTTATCAGTATCAGAAGAATTTATCACAGAGGAAGATGATACTACTCTCGTAGATAATGCTATAGGTTCTTATAATGAGAATGCTCCGGGCGCGCACAGATATAAGATTAGTTTAACTCTAGATAAGTTATCTTTAACATCTGTTCTAGATCAAGATTTTGTAGAACTATCTAGAATAGAAAATGGTATTATACAAAGTTTAGTTAATAGAACTGACTATTCTGTTTTAGAAAAAACACTTGCTAGAAGAACTTATGATGAATCCGGAGACTACACTGTTCGTCCATTTAGAATTCAAATAAGAGAACACAGAGATAATAATCGTGGAACATGGTCTGCTAGTAAAGCAAATATTTTAGTTGGTGATGTTATAACTTATGGTAATAACAAATACTTAGCAATAACTGCTTCAGGTTCTACAACGGGTTCTACAGCACCCACACATACATCTGGTTCTGCTACAGACGGTGCAATTACATGGCTTTACGTAGAAACTCCACCTTATAATAACGGAGTTTATTCTGCAGATTCAAATGGAGATTCTGCAAAACTAGCTATCGGTATTGAGCCTGGTAAAGCTTATATTCAAGGTTATGAAGTAGAGAGATTAGCTACTCAATATATTCCCGTTTCAAAGGCTAGAGTTACTAGCTCAATTGCAACAGATATAATTAATACAACTGTTGGTAGTTATGCATTAGTAGCTAATGTATTTGCTAATAGTACTTCAGCTCTAAACATTACAAATTATGGCTCAGTTAATCTTTATGATACCTTTACTACAACTCGTGGTGCAGTTACAGGTAATATAGTAGGTACTGCTAGAGTTCGTGATATAGTTTATGATTCTGGTTCCCCTTCAGCTGTAACCGGTGTGTTTAAGTTATCTCTATTTGACATTGCAATGAACAGTGGAAAATCATTTGAGCGCAATGT